GGCACTAGGATGGCGTACTGCGCGTACAGACTCAGCAGGCGCTCGTTTTGCTGCTGCCCCAAGTCGAGCCCACGGCGGTAGCCACGGACGTAGCCCAGCCGATACACGGGGTCGGCTTCGCGCTCGGCCAGCACCTCGGCCGGGGTAGCGTTGGGGTTCAGCATCCAAGCCGGGGCATCCCCCCGGTTGATGGCCGCGTGCAGCTGACCGTTCAGGCCTTCGACGTTGGCGTGCAAGACGGTGAGCAGTTGCGCGGTCTGGATTTTGTCGGCAGCTACGGCATCAAGCACGTTCTCAATTTTGCGCAGGTGCTCAAACTGCCAGGGCGTGAGGTCGGCACGGCCGCGCTGCTCTTCCCGGTAGGTATGCAGGTGCAGTAGGGTATTGTACAGCGTCGTGGCGGTGGCCTCGGCCTGGGCTTCTACGGGGCCGGTATCAACGGCCGGCAGCAGTAGCGGTAAGGAAGTGGACATGGGCGAAGTAATTATGAAGTGGTTACTTGGGCTTTAGCCGCTTGCTGGGCTAGGTAGGCTTGGTAGTCGGGGCCGCTGCGGGCTTCTGCGAGGCCAGCCGCAGCGGGTTGAGCGTAGCCGAATAGGGCGGCGTGGTCAATCGTGGGCTCCTGGGCAGGCTGGGCGTGGCTGCGGGCCTGCTGGGCTTGCCATTTGGTGTAGGCGTCGGGCGTGCTTTCGTATTCCACGCCCGACCAATTGCTTTCGATAGCCTTCTCCAGCATCACAATGGCGAAGCCCTCAGCGTACTTGGCTAGCTTTCCCAGCAGCAGATTGAAAGCGAGTAGTGACTTGCCTTGCTGCTTGGGGCCAGCCACGAAGCCGGCCCACAGTTCGGCAAACTTTTGGCCGGGGTGAGGTAAGGCAAGGGCCGCGATGTCCTCGGGGCTGGCCTTGGCTCCCTTTGCTCTTTTGCCGGCTGGCTTTTTAGGGCTGTCAGTTGGCTCTTTGATTTCCGATTTTTCAGAAATCAAATCTTGGGGGGGGGTGGCGGCGCTAGCCGCATCTACTACTTCTTTATTATCTATAGTAAGCACCTCAATTTTTGAGGTATTTAATTCGGGTATTGCCTCAATTTTTGAGGTATTTACCGCTTCTATTGCCTCAATTTTTGAGGTATTCGACTCAGGTAATGCCTCAATTTTTGCGGTATTCTTTTTGGGTAATGCCTCAAAAATTGAGGCATTTACTAACTGGTAAACAGTGGCCGCATTACGGCCTTTCCCGGTCTGAGTAGTCGTAATAAGCCCCGCCGCCTCCAGGTGCTTCCGGCTCTCCCGAATCGTATTTTCTTGAATGTTGCAGACCTTTTTTAGGGAGGCATCTGACCGGGCGAACGTTGTCGGCCAGCCAGCACTTTTAGCAATGCCCACGAGCTTATGGAAAACTTTATAGTCGTTTCCCGACAGCTCGCAATGCTGGTCGCGCTCTTCTAAAAAAAGGAAATACTCAAGATGCGTCACAGGGCGGGTGGGTAAGCGGTGGGCAGCCTAGTGGTAGGGTGTGCTCAGATTTGAGCGTACCCCCTGGGTCGGCCCAAATCTGGGCCGACCCCCTCTAGGTGGGCTAGGCAGCTTCGTCTCGTACCATAGCGCCGTAATGCAGATGTGCGCGCTGGGCCTCGGGGGGCAAGGCGTCGTATTCTGCATCGCTCATCTTGCGCATGGGCAGGCAGAAGGTGAGCGCGTCTGCTCGGCGGCCCTTACCCTCGCGCTCGTCGGCTTCCTCCTTTCGAGAGTCCTCTTCATGCTGGGCAATGAGCCGCTCCAGGTGCGCCAGGCGCGCGCCAATTACTTCGGAGAGGTCGGTGTACAGATTGCCCGCCCGCTTATGCAGGTCTTCGCCGGTGCTGCTGTACAGGGCCACGGTAACGCTGCCGCTCGGGGTGTTCAGGGTCACGGATTGGATGCCCTCAATGAAGGCTGCGCTCACCTTCTGCATTGTGATGTAGTGGGCGAGGTACTGTTCACGGTGCTGCTCAGCCAGCACGTAATTAAGATTATTCTCGTAGCCGTGGCCGAAGTGTGGGATGGTGGCGTGGCCGAAGTCGGGGGCAGTAGCAGCGGCGGGGGTTTTATTAACTTTCATGGTGAAGTGATTGAAAAGCAATTGAATAATTAAAAAAGGAAGGCTAGGCGGCGCGGGCGGCGCGGCTGGTGTGCAATACAGGTTCAGCCGTAGTGGGCTGCTCAGGCAGGCAGAGAGCCAAGGCGTGAACGCCCATAGCTTGGTCTTGCTGGTCGGCGGCGCTTCCGCCCTTGTCAAGCCCCGTGGTTTGCGCCTTCTCGTGTAGCTCTATGATTTGCTTCTGCAAGTGGTCGAGGTAGGTGCCCACATTTTGGTAGTAGTCGCCCGTATTGAAATAGTCAAGGCCGGTGTCCCGCAACTTGAGCGTTTTGGTGGTACTGCGGATGGTAATAGTCACCTCCATGCCTTCGTCGTCGGCTTGCAGCACGTCTTGATACTGCTGATAAAGCGCGCCAAACTCAAGGCGCAAACGGGCCAGCTTGCGGGCCTCCATGTTGAGGTCAACGACAGAGGCAACGGCCTTGATAGCGGCGAAATCGGGGGCGGTGGTGGCGGTGGCGATTTTCATAAAATTGAAGTGGTTGTGAGTTGGCTGTCTATCTTTGCACCGAAGTGGTTGGCTCGCTTAGGGGCGGGCTGGCTAATTGGGAACCCCGACAGGTGAAGTGGTCGGGGTTCCTTTTTTTATGCCGCCAGCGCCGGGCGGCCGGCTTTTAATCGCTTGTAGTCGATGCAGCTACTGCGACAGTAGAGGGATTTAGTACCCTCCTTTTTGTAGGTAATGCGCCCCTCCTGCTTCGTATCGGGTGCCGAGGCACGGGCGAACTTCACAAGGGTGGAGCGGGAGATGTCGGCTAGTTCAGCGGCCCGTTCGGTGGTCACCCATTGCTCGTGGTCGGTCACGTAGGCGCTCAGCATATCGCGGAACTCAGCCCGCAAGCCGCTAATAGCTGCCTCATGTTCTTCGACTGATATAAAAGCAATGACCGGCATGGCGCTAGGCGGCTTCGACGTAGGAGTATTCGGTGGCTTCGACTAGCAGGGGCAGCACGCGGGCACTGAGGCGCTCCAGGCGCAGGCAATCGGCGTAGTCGGTCAGGTCGATTTCGGTCAGGTACATCAGGTAGGCACCGAACCAATATTCTTGCTGGGTGCCCAGGCCATTGGAGGGGTAGCGCACGGCCTCGCGGCTATCGAAGGCCACGGCGTGGTCCATGCTCACGGGCCGCACGTAGGCGCGCACCGAGTAGACTTGGCCGCGCTCATCAGTCAGGACGCAGTAGCCGTAGATAGGCAGCACCGCGCCGCGTTTGAAGCCCAGCAAGGAACTGGTGGCGTGCAGTTGGTCGCCGCCTTGTAGCTCGGTGGCATTGTGGCGGCGGCGCTTATTAAACAGGTCGGGCAGCGTAGGCACCAAGGGGGCCGGAATTGATGCGTTAGGGCGCATGAGGTTGAAGTGGTTGTGAAGTGTGTGGAGGAAAAGGATTAGGCAGCTTGCGGTAAGCGGGCGGCCTCCCAGCGGGCGAAGCCCTCGGGGTTGACAGTCTTGGCGAGGGCTTCGACAGCCGGCCAGTATTTGCTCGTGGTGTGCTCGTAGTTGACGAGGCGCGAAAGGGCTGCGGAGTCTTTGGGGCCGCCGCTCAGAGCTAGCGGCGTCATCCAGCCCTTTCCCAGCACTTCGCGCATGGTTGGGGGATTTTGGGTATCGGCCATAGTTTGATTGCCTTATCTTTCGGTTGTTGTTGTTGTTGGTGTTGCAAAGGTATACGCAGCGCACGATACGAAGCTACTAAACCGCGAATAAATTTACTGAATTGCGCATGTCCGACACACAAGACCCTATTAATCAGCGGATTAATTTACTGATTGACCACTACGAGAAGGGGGTGAAGCGGCGCTTCTCGCTCAAGATTGGCGTGAGCGCAGGCATGATTAGCGACCTTTTCAGCGAGCGGAAGAATAAGCCCGGTATTGATATGGTGCGCAAAATCCTGGTGGCATATCCGCAAGTCAGTACATCGTGGCTGCTGCTTGGCGAGGGTGAAATGCTCAAACCGACGCCGCCGGACGCTGACACACAAAAAAGATTGTCGTATAATGCCGCCGAACTTTTCCCTGAAAATTTAACGGCGCACGAGCCCCCGAGCCCCGGCCTGGTGAGGGGGGATGTAGTCGAGCAGCACGGGCAAATAGTCCCGACTTATTCGGCGGCTAACAGGAAGACGCACAAGCCCGCACCCCCGGCGCTGCCAGGGATGGACTTATTGCAAACGGTGGCCGATACTGCCGCCGTGGTCAAGGAGCTACAGGAGCAGCTCGCGGCGCTTCAGGAGCGCGTAGATAAAGGCTAGTTAGCGCCGACGCGTAGCTGGGCCGGCGACTTATCCCCCTTGGGGCGCACAATAAGCCCCGGCTGCTTTGGGTTGGCGATGTACTCAACTACGGCCGCAGCCGCGCAAATAGCTTCAATACTGGGCTCAGGACGTGCAGGCATTGCGGAAAGGTGGTAGGAGTGCTAAGTATAATAGAAGCGTGTAGCGAAGGTAATGCTAAAAATAATAGTAAAATGTACCCACAATGAAGCAGGTCACAACGCAATAGATGCAATCCACATATCAACTACATACGCTTGGGGCTATTGCATTTTACTAGCTCCTGATAGTCTGAGAAATAACTTTGTGAGAATACTGCAACCATGCCCGCCACCTTCAAACTGATTCTAGCCGCGAAGGCCGACAGTGACGGGCTTTATGATGTGCGCCTGCGTATAATCGCCGACCGCGTTGTTCGTTACCAAAACACGGGTATTTCTTTGTCTCAGAAGCATTGGAACCCCAAGGCCAGCCTATTAACTAAAAACTGGGTTCGCACGTCTGAGCGCCTGCACGATGCCCACAATAGCGCGCTGCTGCGCTGGCATGACCGGGCGCAGGCGTTGGCGCAGGAGAATCCGCGGTGGGGTGCCGACCAACTCAAGGCGGCCCTGCGCAACGGCGACATTGACCCCGCCGCGCCCGACTTTATCGCCTTCTGTTACGAGCGGCTCGCAGCTGAGCAGAAGCTGGTCGATGAGGCCCACGCCAAACGGCAGGCCACCACGGGGCTGGCGCAGGGCACCATCGACGTGCGCCGGCCGGTGGTGAAGAAGTTCGCCAACTGGCACGGCACCGACAGCAAGGGCAAGCCGAAGCCCCTGCCCTTCCCCCTGCTGACTGCCGAGCTGGTCAAAAAGTACGAGGGCTACCTGCTGGGCACGCTGGGCAACGCCCCCAGCACGGCCGCCAAGAACCTCAAGACGCTGCACATCTTTATAACGGATGCCATCCGCGCCAAGAAGATGAAGCCGCAGGACGACCCCATGCAGTACTACGACTACCCCACCGGCAAAACGAAGCGGGTGTGGTTGGAGCAAGGGGAGGTAATCGACTTCGAGAACGTGCCCCTGCCACCTCGGCAGCACTTGGCGCGCGTGGTGTACTTCATTCAGCACTACGCCCACGGTTCGCGTATCGGTGTAATCCTGCGCCTCAAATGGAAGGACCGCGCCCACGGCCGGCTCAAGTTCGTGATGGACAAGGGCGGCCACGAGAAGGACGTGGAGGAAACCCCGGAACTAACGGCCCTACTTGATTCGCTGCTGCCGGCCATCGGCAAGCCGAAGCCAGGCGATTATATACTGCCCTACCTGCCGGCCGATTTTGAGAAGCTGCACCCCAGTGCCCAGTTGGTAATCACGCGCCGGGAAACCTCGTCAATCAACGCCAACCTCAAGCGGTGCATGACGCGCCTGGGCATCGACAAGAAAATGAGCAGCCACGTAGCGCGGCGCACGCTGGCAACGCTGGGCGAGCGGGCGCTGGCCGGCAACATACGGGCCACCGGCGGGCTGCTGGGCCACAAGCGCACGAGCACCACGGAGGTCTATTTGCGCGACCATGATACCTTCGAGGTAGACGCCGCCGCCCGCACCGTGTACGCCGCCCTGGGCGCTGGTAAAACAGGGGTAAAACAAAACCGCCACACGGAGGCGGAAGACTCGGGTAATTCAGCAGAAACGCCCTAGATTCGTGACACAGTGGGCGTGTTACTGGGCCTGTGTCACAGTGCGAAGTACGCCCGTTACCTCTAACATGAGTACATAAAGGCCCGCTAAGTCAAGCACTTAGCGGGCCTTTATGCTTACCTGGGTAAAACATAGGTAAAACATGCCGATGCGCCCAGCTAAAACACCCCACGGGCAAGAATGAAAAAGCCCACCCCTCAAAGCTGAGGGGTGGGCTTTTTGCTGGGCGCTGGGTGCTACTTCTGAAAATAAGCCTGGTAATCTTCTAGCTCGGTTGAGCCGTTGCTGGGGTTGAGCAGCAGAAAGCAGCGGTCACCAAAAAACGGCTCCCCCGCCTCTACCTTGGCGACCTCATCAGGAAACCCGTATTCTAACTCGTGGGCCTTGGGAAAGTGGTTGCCGATGGCATAGGTCAGGCCGTCGTCGCCATCCTTGATAGAGTAGATGTGAAACGTAATCACCTGCTCAGAATCCCACTCGGTCACGTCGAAGGGCAGCACTTGTATTACTTCCTGACCTCGGCCAATAACGGAATCAATAATACGCCACTTGTTGCCTCGGTAATCCAGCACCTCGGGGAACGGGGCTGGAATATCAGAAAGGCCGGTACTGTGGGCATAAAACTTGGCGCTGTGAAAATCGCCCGCGTCGTCAGCCTCGCGCCGCGTAACGCCTAAATACTGGTAGAGGTCGCGCTGGGCATCAGTCAGGGCGCGCAGTTTATTATCAAGCTCGGTCATGGGGTAAGGGGGAAAGTGAACGGGGATATTTTTTGTTCTTGCTGGGTGCGGGCTTGCGGCGCGAAGGGGTCACCGACATGGCGACCCCTTCGCCCACGTCTTGCAGTTTCAATATCACCTCGGCCGGCACGCTCAGGCGCACAAACAGCCGCCGCGCAAAGTCCAGGTTCATGCCCCGCTTGCCGCGCAGGATTTCGCTCAGGCGGGTTTCGGGCACGTCCAGCACTTCGGCGAGCCCGCGCTGGCGCAGCTTGCGCTTGAACATTTCGACCTCCAGCAGCCCGGCCACCGTTTGGGGCGGCTCGGGCGCGTGGCCGGCCCGGCGCTCGTAAGCGTCGATGGCATCGCGCAGGCCCAGCACGTAGGGGCTGGGCTCAGCGTCGGAGGTTTCGAGGGCCGCAGCGAGCGGGTAGTATTCATCAATGGCGCGGGCAAGCTCGTCGTCGTTGGTGATGGTGGGGATGGTGAGCGTGGACATTGTAGTGGTGGTGGCTGAAGTGATTGATGCGGCGGTATGATAGTGGAGCCGGGTACTACTCACCCCCTAGAGGGTGAGTAGTTGGTGATTCGTGAGCCTGTCGTATTCGCGGTGGGTGTAGATTCCTCTTATTAGTATGGTTCTGGTTTTGAACATTATGGCGGCTAGTAGCCTGTATTTGTTGCCGCCTATGTTGAAAATGTAGCGGTCGCCGCCTATCAAATCCGTGGGCCTCATGTCGTTTTTCAATTCTGAGAAGTTGGCCCAATCGGCGGCTTCTACTTTGGCGAACCATTCTTTTAAGGGCTCGGCGGCCGGGGGGTGGGCCTCGCCGTACTCCCTTACCGTCTTTTTGTGCATCACTATCATGTCCCAAAGGTAGCACATAAACTTACACATTACAACATTATTTGTTGTAATGTGTAAGTTTATTTTCAGGGGCAACAAAAAGCCCCGACCAATACGGCCGGGGCTTGTCAGTTTACTAGGCAGGTTCGACGAGCTACTTGATAAGCTCGGGCTTTGGGCGCTCTTTTCGGCTTTGCAGCAGAATTACGAGCGCCTCAGCAGCCACGAGGCCGAAGAAGATAATCCCATCGGTGGCGTGGGTTTCGGTGCCAGTGAGGTAGAAAGCCAGCCAGATAATTACGGCGAGGACGAGCAGCAGAATGCGAATTAGCATATTAACAGTGTGTTAGTGGAAAACAAAGAGCTTCAGCAGCACGGCGGCCACGGCACCGGCGAGCGTGCCCTGGTAGAAATGCGGGTCAAGGAGTAGCGGCGGGGCGGGCGGCTTGCCCAGCGCGCGGGTGCTTTCGACGAGCTTCTGAAAATCGGCCTCGTTGGCGGCGGCCGTAACCTTCGAGCGGCGCAACTCGGTTAGCACGGCTGTCGTGGTTGAGTCGGCTAGCTGGGTGCTGCGCTCGAGCTGCGCGATGCGGGCGGCGCGCACGCCCAGCAGTTGCCCGGCAGCGGCCACGTACTGCCTGGTGGTGCGGTAGGTGGCCGTGTCGATGCCAATAAGCGGGCGGCGCACCACCTCCCCCACTTCCAGGCGCACCACGGCAGGCGGTAGCGGGGCAATGGCTTGGCTACTGCCTGGGTGGGTCAGCAGGCAAAGCAGGAGCAGCAGGCAGGCGGTGGTTGAGCGAATCATCGAGGTGCTTGATTTTGGCGCGGGCGCGGGCAAGCTCGCGGCTCTCGCCGATGCGAGTAAAAAGGAGGCTGTCGAAATGGTGCTGCTGGTGGACCTCAGCGGCGGCCCGGTTGTCGTGGGCCTGCACGGTGGCCTCGGCTGCCTTCACGGCCTGCCGGTGGCCCCACCACGAGGCGGCGTAGTCGCATAGCTGGGCACCGAAGTAGACCACCACCACGAGCGCAAGGGCAGCGGCCGGCCATCGCCACTTACTGGCTAAGAGGGAGGCGAACAGCATCAGTACAGCCAGTTGGAAGCGCCGGCGATGTTGGCGGCTGGGTAGTAGGTCAGATGTACGCCGGCCTTGGTGCCGCGCCCCTCGTTGCCGGCGATGCTCCAGAAGCCACGCGGCGGGCGGCCCTTGCGTAGCGGCGGGGCCACCTCCTTGTCGCGGGCAATGTGGTGGATGCCCCGGCCGTAGTCGAAGCCCAGCATGTGGCCCGGCTTGATGCTGTCGAGGCTGCCGCGTCGGCCAGCCAGGAAGTAGGTGCGCGGGCTGCCAGGCTCAAACCACGCCCGCGCCGCGCCCTGCATCCCTTTGGCTGGTATGGGCAGGCCATTGGCCCGTTGGTCGGCGGCCTGGGTGAAGCCGCACCACTCGGGCCGCTGGGCAGGCACCCCGCCCCCGGCGCGGATAATCTCGGCCACGGCTAGGCCATCGTTGCGGCCGGTGGCCTCGCGCACCCACAAGCGGCCGGTCAGCCAGTCGATGGTCAGCTGCGCCCGCTTCGCCTGCACGGCGCGGCTGGGCGCTGGCTGGGCGCTTACTTGTAAGTTGTGAGTTACAAGTAATAAGTAAAAAGCTAATAGCTTTCTCACCCTACTGAATAGTAAAGCCGGCCTTCACGCTTTCCACGGCCGTGAAGATTTCCAGCGCCCACACGGCCACGAAGACGAGCATACGCTGCCAGTCGGTGAGGCCCAGTAGAAAAGTGCCCTTGAAGCCCCGCGTTTCGGGGAAGTCAGCCCGCTGCTTCTTGTAGTAGCCGGTGGCCCAGTCAATCAGCACGGGCACCACGAGCAGGGCGGCCCAGCCCAGCAGGTTGACAAGGCAAAAGATGCCGATGCTCAGGCTGGTTTTGGAGAAGAAGTAAAGCGGGCTCACCATCTTGGCGTAGGCCGCTGCACGCATGGCTAGCAGGTCGGCGCGGTTAGCCCCGGCCGTAACGTAGTTGACCATCCAACGCAGTTGCACGGGGTAGCTGAGGGCACCGGCCACAAAGAGCAGCAGCCACAGCCAGCGCCGTAGTTGCTGGCGCAGCACGCAGGCGATGCGTGCGCCGTGGTGGTGGAAGAAGGTACGAATGGAGGTAAGCATAATTGCAGAGAAAAGAGGTTAAGGATTAGGGCGCAAGCCTTTGATGGCGTCTAGTACCTCGTTTTTGTTGAGGCGCATATCCTCGCGCATCTCCTGCTTGAGCTGGTGCTGGCCGGTTTTGAGGTCGGTAATCTGCGTAGTGAGGTTGTCGAGCTTCGCCTCCAGGGTATTGACGCGGCCGGGCATGGCCTCCAATGCCAGCACCGACTTTTGCAGCGCCGTGATTTCGGCGCGAAACCCGCCCGCCAGGCGCTCGCGCTCGCGCTCGTATTCGTGGAGGGTATTATGCTGATTGAGTTGCTCCGCACTATGAAGCCGTTGCTTTTCTTCTATTGCCGCAAAACGCTGCTCCACCGCGGCATCCTTCTTTTTCACGCCGCCCGTGAACCAACCATAGACTTTTTCCAGGCCCGTAGCTGTGGAGAGGATGAAAAGCAGCAGCACCCCCACCAACTCAAGCACCGTGATGGTGTCGTAGTGGTTGGCGGCGGGCAGTTGAATCAGGAGGGCAAACATGGGCGGTTATTCGATAGGCTTAGCGGCCGTAAGGGATGCGGTTAGGAGAGTAATCGTCGGGGCGGCCAATAGCCTGCACTACCGTGCTGGGCTGCCGGCCGGTATCATTTGCGCCGCAGCACGAGGCCACGGTGTAGAAACTGCCAAATCGTTTGCCGTTGACCCTGAGCCACGCCGCGAGGGTTTCCTCGTAGCTGAATGCTTCATCATCGTACACCTTCGCCTGTCGGGCGAGGTCGCGGCCATCGGCCGGCTGGCTGTCCTTGGTGTCCTTCACCCGAGGCCCGTGCGAGGTTTGGGTAATGGGAGAGAACGGCGTGTACCGCGCCATTGCGCCACTGGCGACTACAGCCACGGCCAACGGCCGCAGCTCGTCCCACGGTGCCACAAGGGGCGCGGGGGCAACTGTGCCAGCGGCGGCCGTGCGCTCAGCCTGCACCAAACGCAGCAGCTCAGTAAGCAGCGGCGCAGTAAGCAGCGGAAGAAGCCGGTGGCGCTGGGTGGCTATGATGTGCGGCCGCAGCCGGTCCATGTCGAGCGACTCGGCTAGGTCGGCGTGGTCTTTAAAATCTTCTTTACTCAGTAGCAGCGTCGTTTCCATTGGCTGGGGTGGTGGGCTTAGCGGCTGGTGGGCCATCAGCTTTTAAGCCGATGAAGTCAAGAATCTGCTGCTGGCTGAGGGAGTCGAGCACCTTGTTTTGAACCAAGGGAGAGAGGGTAGTAAGCACCTTGAGGGCCTTCTGCGCCGGGGTTTCTTGGTCCGTGCTGGGCACCGGGGCCAGGCTCAGGTTCTCAATCGAATAATCCCCCGAGGGGCAAAGTGGAACGTCGGGCTGGTCGGGCCGTTGGAACGTGCTAAACACCACCTCAGCCGTGCGCTCAATGCTGCGCTGATTGGTGTTGACGACCATGTTCTGCACGTACTTGGTGGCGTCGTCCATCTCCTGACTCGTGCCCAGCTTGCCGGCCGTGGCCTCCCCATACAGCAGGTTAGGGATTTGGAACACTGCCCGGATGTTGGTGCGCAGGCTTTCCTCGTCGGTCTGGTAACGCTTCGAAGCATCGGGGGCTTGCAGCGTATCAACGTCCGGCTTCATGTCCTTGCTGGCCGCGTACTGATGCAGCACGCGCGCGCCATCCTCGCCGATAAAAGTGCCGAACTTTAGCCGGTCAGCCGCCATCTTTTCCTCGCTGGGCGTGTCGTTACCGTATTCGGTAATCATCACCTGAGCCGAGTAGCCAGAGCGAACATCGGTGCGCCGGCTGCGCTTGAGCCGGGCCTCGGTTTCCATGTCAACCTCTACTGGCTCATACACCTGGTCAGGGTAGTAGCCGGCTCCATCAAGGAAAGAGCAATACACCTCGCCGGGGTAAGCATCGGGGCCACCTTCCCACGTAGCCAGGCGCTCAGCGCGTTCTTCGGCGGGCTCGTTGGGGTCGTAGGTCAGGTGGCGCGTCGGCTTCTGAGCGCGGCCCTTCGAGCCGGGCACCTTCGGCCGCAGGATAAAGACGTGGTCAATTATGCCCGCATCATCAGGCAGGCCCAGGCGCAGGTTCTCGGTGGGCAAAAAGTAGGCGCTGCACGGATTGCCCAGCAGGTTGATGTTCACGAGCAGCGCGTGCCCGCTCAGCTTGGCCTCACGGTCAGCCAGTAGCTTGAGCAGCGCGTCCATGGTCTGCCCCTTCGGGTTAATAACCGCCTTGTAGAAGTCGGCATCCTTGAACCCGTTACCCTCAATAAACTTGGCTTTGGTAGCTGCGCAGACTTTCCCCGTGCCCGAAACCGACAGAAGCGCAAGCTGCTGCTGCGGCCGTTGGTCATCATCGCCCCAGCGCACGTAGTCCTTGGTATCGACTACGCGGCGCTTTGGGGCCGAATCAATGGCGGTAATGGCTTGGCGGGTAACGGGCACGGGGAAAGGCTGCTAGCTGGGTGGTTTACTCGGGGTCTTGCACGCTGGCCCGCTTCTCAGCGATGGCGTCGCGCAGTTGCTCGTTGGTCAGGTCGGCCACCGGCTCCAGGTTCAGCTCAGCGCGGTAGGTAGCCACGAGCTCGTCGTGCTTCATGCGCGAGAGCGGAGCCGGGCGCTTTGGGTCTTCCTCGGTGGTCGTGTCGGTCTTGCCGGTGGTGACCTCCACGCCGTTGCCCAGTACTTCCTTTGTCACCTCGGCCGTGTCGGCAGCGCCACCGACAGAAGCGGTAAGAGCAGGGGCTTCGGCGGGCTTTTGGGTATCGGCAGGCTGCGCAGCGCGGCGGCCCTGCTCGTCCAAAATGGCGCTAGCCAGTTGGGCGTAATCGATAACCGGGGCGGGCTGTGCTGGCGAAGGGGCGGGCGTAGCAGCCGGCGCGGTAGCCTGGGTGGCGCTGGCCTCGGGGGCAGCATCTTCGCCAGCCTCAGCCTCGGGGGGCAGAACGGCAAAGTGCTGGGCTGCGTCAGGGTCGGCGGCGATGATGTCGCGCGCGGCCTTGTCGGTCAGGTTGGCGTTGGAGTAGGCTACACCCAGGCCGTGCGGGGTGTAGATAAGCGAGTCGCTATGGAAGCGGGCGGTGGTTCCTTTTTTCACGTTGGTAGGGGAATTGGTAGAGGAATTTTCTTGCTGGTTTACCCACCGCTGAATTGCGTAGTAGGCTCGGCCTAGCTCGCCGGGGCAGGTCTGACAAACCGCGTCACGGGTTGGGTACAAGGCCGCGTGTACCTCGGCTATCTCGCTGGTGTTGGGCGAGTGGGGGCCGCTGGCAATAAGCCGGCGGCCCCGTTCTAGCAACTCGTTGCCCACTACAGATAGAGCGCCGTGAAGGCGGCCTTCGTGGCTACTGGGTCCACCACGGGGGTAGCACCTGAATTGTCCATCACGGCGAAGAAGTCGGCGAGGCCCTTCTCTTTGGTCGAGGCGATGGTGATTTCGGGCGAGCCACCGGTATCGGCGTTGGCCGTGTCGGTGTCGTTCTTGGTGGCTTTCAGGCCAGCGTTCAGGCCGTATACCAAGTAATTGCCGTTGTTGTCGGGCACCACCGAAACGGTGGTATCCTTCGCCAAATCCTCGCAGGTGGCGTAGTCGGCCGGGTCGCTGGTGAAGGCCACAAGGTCCACCTCGTGGGTGTAGAGGGGCGAGCCAAATTTGGTCGGCGTGAGCTTGGCGCGGGCGTTGGTGCTTTCGCCCAGGCCCTGAAACACGAAGCCCTTTTTGCCGGTCTTCATCGTGATAACCACGAGCTTCGGATTGAGCGCATCACGCACCACGCTGGCGATGTCGTCCTTGCGGAGCTGCACGAGCGTGGTTTGCAAGCCGCCAACTGCCGGCTCGCAGGGGGCGGCAACGCCTTTTTTGAGTTGACCGCAGGAAAGTGGGGAGGCCATAGAAAAGCAGAAAAAAAGGGAGAAAAGAAAAAGGCCCAGCCGGTGCGGCCGGGCCTCTCATATTCGGTATGTTGCTGACTTAGAAGGCCGCCCGCGTCAGGAAGGGGCGCATTACTTTGGCGTCCATCTTGTAGTTGCCACGGCGGTGCGTGTACTTGGTTTCGCGGTTGAACCACCCTTCGGTCTTGGTGGCGGCATCGTAGGAATCGAAGCCGAGTTGCATGTTGGCCTGCGTCGTGAGCACGGCGCGGTGGGGCAGGTTTACCTTGCCATTGATGAGGAAGTCCTCCATCAGAATCTGGTCCCACTCAGGCACTGGGCGAATTACCGTATTGCGGTACTTCGGCCCAACAAGACCAATTTCCTCCAGCTTAAAGCTGGTTTCCAAGTTCTTCGACTCGCGGTAGTCGGCCCAGTTGTCGATAATCGACTGCGTGCATTGAATTACCGGCGTGCCAAACTTGCCGCTGAGCAATCGCGGGTCAGCGCCTACGAGCAGGCGGCGGAAGATGTCGCGCGATTCGCCATCAGCTAGCTCTTGCGTGGCCGATTGGTTGGCGGTAATCGTGTAGGCCCGCACCTTGGGGTAGACCGTAGCCAACGCGATAATCTGCGGCCAGAGGCCCCGCAGTTGGTTGTAGTTTTTTACATCGGCTGCGCCGCTCGTCAGTTGCCCAGCCGTAATAGCTGGGTCGCCGAAGTAGCCGATGCGGAAGATGTCTTCCATCATTGCTTCTTCGAGGGTCGTCTGAACAAACTCGTTCCAATAATTCTGAAGCTGCACCGTGTCGGTGATGCCGTTGGAAATCTTGATGCTGGCTTGTTGCAGGTCGTGGCGGTTATAGCCAGCAGCCAGGCCCCAGGCCATGAAGGTGCCTTCAAACTCAGCGCCGCACTCCTTAATCCATGCCTCCAATGGAACCGGGTCCCACGTCAGCTTCTCCACGTCCATGCCAGGCGTGTTGGGCACCGTGCCGCAGCCGGTGTCTAGCTGAGTCACTTTACGGAACCGCTTGGCAAAGAGAATATCTTTCTTCGCCTTGATATCGTCCGTAATGGTGAGTAGCCCTTGAAGCTCAGGCGCAGTGGTTACGGGCTCCAGAATCAGTTCGCGGAACTGGTCAGGGCCGTAGAGCAGGCCCAGGTTGTTAACGTTGTCGGCTACGATGGTATCAGCCATAACAGAAAGCAGAAAAAAGATGAGAAGGGAGTGGGCTACGCCTTAGCGAAACGGGCTTGACGACGAGCGGCGCGATTTTCGGCGGCGGTCTTGGTAGGGTCGGTGTCAGGCTCTTTGTCGCCAGCGGCAGCCGCAGCGCGGGGAGCCGTGGCAGAACTGCCAGCCGTAGCCGCTACACGGTTAGCGACCTTGGCAGTAGCTGCGAGCTTGCTTTCCAGGCCGTTCACTTTGCCAGCCAGGGCCGTAACTACCTCAATTACTTTATTGAGGGCCACGGCTGTCTCGCCAGCATTGGCTTGCGCATCAGTAGCGGGGGGCGTGATGGTGCTGATAGCGCCGCTGGCCACCGTGATGGTATTGCCATCGGTCAGCAGGTAGTCAGCATCAGCGGCCGGGTTCCCGTCGCTGTCGCTCACGGTGTCGTCTACCGCGTAGGTGTCGCGGTCGCCGGTGTCGATGCTCAGCACTGCGCCGGTATCAGTAGTTACATCGAGGTCGGTAGCCGCCTCTTTCTCGGGGGCCTGCGCGGTGGCTGGCCGTTTCATGGCGGCCGTCATAGCGGCGATGCCTTGGTTGAAAATTGACATAAATTGTTTCGCCCAGCCGGGCGCTTGGTCGGCATCAGCCGAGGTGGAGGCAGTAGAGGGCATGATTGCCAGGGCGGTGGTCGGCTGCACGATTCGCGTGGCAAAACCGTAGTCGAGCATCTGCTGAGCGGTCAGCGTGGTTTCGGCCCGCATGATGTCGGTGAAGGTGGCCGGGTCTACCCCAGCCCGTTCCGCGTACAGGGAAAGCAGGTCAGCCTCGCAGCGGGCCATCTCGGCCGCCCAGGTTTGCGCCTGCTCAGCCGTAGCGCCATTGATACCGCCCGTGGGCAGGTGGACGAGGCTCTCGGTGTGCGGGTGAATGATGCGTTGGGAGCCGGCCAGGAATACCGCCGTGGCGATGCTGCTGCACTGCCCAATCGCCTCAGTGATAACGGTTACATTCGGCAGGCTGCGGAACAAATCATACAGGCCCATGCCCTTATCGACACGCCCACCGGGCGAGTTGATGGTAACGCGCACCGTGTCGTAGGGCTTTTGATATTCGAGCTGCGCCTGCACGTCTTCGAGGGTGCAGTAGGGCCACGCGTCGCCGGCTTCGCTGCTGTCGGCGACGATTGGCCCCGCGATAGTGACTTTGGCTTCTTGCATAGCGCAAAGTTTCAGCCGCTACGCAGGTGGTTTTCGGGGTTTTAGCCAAGCAAAATCGGACACATACGGAATTGCGTTACGCTTTTCGCAATCCTGTTACGCTTTTGCGTATGCAGGCTTGCAGACGTGCCAACCTCGGCAGGAAATTCGGGGCATTATGGCTGACCAAACCACCGAGACCGTCATTTTTGAGGTCAAAATAAACGCGGAGCAGTACAAGGCAGAGCAGAAACTTATACGCGAGGCGTTGCAACAGCAACTCCTTGACATTGAGAAGACAAAAGCCGCCCAGGCCGCGCTAAAAAAGGAGCGCGAGGCCGGCAAGCTCACGGATAAACAATACTCAGAGCAAGCCGTGAAGCTGCGCGAGCAACTGCGCGGGCAAACTGCTGACCAACGCGAACTAGAAAAGGGGCTGGCTATGGGTCAGAGGGCGTATAACGCTGCGGCTGGCTCAGCTGAGCAACTACGCGCCCAGCTTTTCGAGCTTACCACCGCCTACTACGCGATGGGTGAGGCCGAGCGTAAGTCAGCCGAAGGCCAAGCCATTCAGAAGCAGGCGCTTCAGGTGTCGGATGCCCTCAAGCTCATTGAGGGCAGCGTGGGCAGTACCGGGCGTAACGTCGGAAATTATGCCGCCTCGTTTAAGCAGGGCCTCGCCCCTATCGTGGCCGAGCTAGCCAAGATTCAGGTGGCCCAAAGAGGCGTAGATGCCCAAAGCGAGCAGGGCGGCCAGCTTGAGCGCGCCCGCGTGGGCTTCCTTACCGCTGCCCAGCGCGCCGCCGCGCAGGCCGGCATCTCCGACTTCACCCAGGCGAAGGCCACCATCGACCAATACACCCAGGCATTCACGCCAGCCGTGGAGAACCTGGTGCGCTTGCAGCAGGAGCAGCAGCAGGTAGGGCAGACAGCCGGCGAAAGCAGCGAGCAATTCCAGCAGCTAGGTTTCCGCGTGGCTGGTGCGCAGAAAGCACTTGACGAGGTGGTGGCCGCCCAGGTATCGGCCGAGAAAGCAACGCAGGGCACAGCCACGGCAGCCGGCCAGCAGGCCCAGGCCACCACGGCGGCGGCCGGCTCGCTCGCTGCCCTGCGCGAGCAGCTCATTCAGCTACTCAATACCCGCGAAACCCTCGACCCCACCACGCAGGAGGCCCAGGACCTCAACACGGAGATACTCGAACTGCGCACCAACATCCAACAGGCCGAGGGTAAGATTGACGAGTTCGGCGAGAAGGTGCAGAAGAACATCAAAAAGGAGAATTTCGACACCGTGACCGATGCCGTGCAGGGTATGGTCGGCGCGTTCTCGGTGGCTACGCTGGTGCTGGGCGATAACACCGACGCAGCAGCGGCCCAGGCTAAAGCATTGCAGTTGATGACCATTGCGCAGAATGCGCGGGCCATCGCCATCGGCATCGACTCGGCCAAAGACGCGGCCGGCATTGTGTTGATGAAGATTAAGAGCGTTTTCCTAAAAGAAGAGGCTACGCTCACGGCCGCCGCCGCAGTCAGCACCGAAGCGCACGCGGCCGTAGCTGGTGCCGACGCGGTGGCGATAACTGCCCAGGCCGAGGCCGCCGCCCTCAATGCCGAGGGGCAGGCAGCCAGCACCGCCGCCACGGCCAGCAGCACCGTAGCCACCGAGGCCCAGGTGGTTGCCACGGAAGGGGCCACCATTGCCCAGCGCGGGCTCAACTTGGTGCTGCGCCTCAACCCTATCGGTATTATCATCACACTCGTGGCGGCGCTTGTGGCGGGCTTCTTTGCCTACCGCAACGCCAGCGAGCAGACCCAGGCCAAAGTAAAGGAATTCACCAAGGCGCTGCTACTATTTACCAATCCCATCGGGCTGGCCGTTTTCGGTATTCAAAAGCTGTACGAGAAATTCGCCGCAGTCCGCGCCATTCTTGACCCAGTAATCAACACCTTCAACAAGGTGGCTGGCGCAGTGAAAACCAACCTGGTTGCCCTGGGTGAATATATTGGATTGCTCGATACCACAGCGGAGAAGGCCGCCAAGTTGGCCGCTATAGAACTGGAGCGCGCCCAGGCCCTACGCGAGCAAACCGACGCCGAAATAAGAGCCACGGAACTGGCTGGTGCTTCGGCCCGGCAGGTGGCGCAGGAGCGTATCGCCAACATCGACCGGCTTATTGCCAAGCAGCAAGACCTCAACGAGAAGAACGAGCTGGCCCACGTCAAGGAGCTGGCCCGCATTCGGGAACGGCAGGCGGCCAATAAAACCCTGTCGGACAGCGACAAGAAAATAAACGAGGATGCCAAGAAGAACGAGCTTACCCTCGTGAACCTGCTGAACGAGCGCGCCAGCCTACTCACGGAGGGCATAGAGAAAGACCGCGCCGCCCGGCAGCAGTCGGCGGCCGATGTGCAAACCAATGCCCAGCGTGCCGTTCAGGTGTTGGCCCGGCGCATTGAGCAGCAGGACGCGGCCGAGAACGCCCAGCTTCAGCGCAATATCTCCCGCATCAACCTGCGCCTCTCCACGGTGCAGAAGGGCACCACCGAGGAACTGCGGTTGCAGCAGCAGCTAGTTCAGGCCCAGGCCGCCCTCGAAAACAAGCAGGCCACCGACGCACTGGCTGAGAAAACCCGCCTGCGGGCGGTGGGCTACGCCAAGGAACTGGGCAGCTTGAAGGCCCAGCAGCAGCAGGCCCTTGATGCGCAGGGCCTGACCGAGTTGCAGAAAACCGAAATCACTGCCGACTACGCGCAGAAGCGTTTTGAGGTAGAGCAGAAGTACGACCTCAAGGCAGCACAGGAAGCGGTTGCCAACATCCCCCTGCGGAAGATGCAGGCCAACGCGGCGGAGCTGAGGCTGCGCGAGGACTTCGAGCGCCAAGTGAATGCCCTGGTGATTCAGTCGCAGGTCGAAACCAATCAGGCCCAGCTCGCCCTCACGAAAGCCGGCACGGTGGAGCGCCGCAACTTGGAAATCAAGCTGATTGACCAAGAGCAGGAGCTTGCCATTGCTGGCCTCGACAAGCGGGCCATGAGTACGCTGGCCTACGAAACGCAGGTGACAGGCATTCGGGCCGATGCCGTAGCCAAGCGCCGGGCACTCAACGAGCAGGACACGCAGAACGTCGTCGCCGAACTCAGCGAGCAGCAGCGCGGGGCCGAACTGAATCAGCAGAAGCTACTCGCCGGCCTCGATGCCGGGCAGCAGCAGCGGGTTCAGGCTTCGAAAGAGTACTACAACGAGGTGCTGCGCGCCGAAATTGACAACTACTCCGCTGGGTTGACTGCCACCAAGGAGGGCACCACGGCGCGGGAGAACGTCGAAAAGCAGCACGCCATCAACCTCGCCAACATTGAGCGCGACAGCAGCCAGGCCCAAATCGACCTCATCGCCTCCAAGTATGACCGGGTGGCCTCCATCATTTCGCAGTCGGTCAGCTCCATCGCCACCATCCAAGACGCGGCCAGCCAGGACCGCCTCAATCAGATTGATGCGCAGATGAACAAGGAGGGCGTGAGCGCCACCAAGAAGGCGGTGCTGGAGAAGCAGAAGACGCGCATTGAAGCCCAGGCCGCCGAACAGCGCCGAAAAATAGCTAAGGCTGAGGCGGTAGTGAATCTGGGCGCGGCCATCCTTATGATTTTGAAAAGCCCCACCGCGCCCTTCATCGAGCCGGCCGCCTCGCTGGTGCGTGGCTTGCAGATTGCCGCCGCCACGGCCACGGCCGCCGCACAGTTCCGCGCCATCGACTCGGCAAAATTCGCCCGCGGTGGCGTGGTGTACGGCCCGAGCCACGCGGCCGGGGGCGTGCAGTTGTTCCACAAGTCCGGTGCCCACCTCGGGGAGATGGAAGGCGAAGAAATTATTTTGACCAAGGGCGTACACCGCAACCCCGTGCTGCGTGCCGCCGCCTCAGCCCTGAACGTGGCGGCCGGGGGCCGGGCCTTCTACACGGATTCGCTGCCAGCCAGCAAGTGGGCACACTACGCCACCGGGGGCGTGGTGTCGAGCAGCGCCATGTACCTGCCGGCCGTTCGCACCGGGGGCGTGGTGCAGGATGCTGGGCAGGCCATCGACTACACCCAGCTAGCCGACACGCTGGCCGCCAAGCTCGGGCCGGCGTTCGTGGCTGGTGCGCAGGCACTACCTGCTCAGAACCTGAATCTGACCGAGCTACGGGAGAAAAATAAAGACATTGAGAAGCGCGAATCCTTAACCGACATTTAACCATGAGGCTAGTCGATTTATTGAACAACATGGAGCAGGCCGGCATCCTGTTTCCGCTCTACAAGGCGGGGGCGGTGACGCTGGCCGTGTACTCGCGCCGGGATATTTACAACACCTACAAGGCCCTGCGCGCCACCCCGGCCTACGTTGACCGGCCCAGCAACGCGGCGAAGGCCACCGCCGCCTCGTGCCGCGTTGCGCGCTCTACCGTGTACCTTTCAATCAAGGAGATGGAGCAGGAGTTGAACGTGGCCGCCTAGCGCGGGTAGATGCGGCCCTTCCGGTCAACAAAGAACTCAGCACTATCCAGGACGAGGGCCGAAAACTTGTTCTTGGCCCTGAACGCATGGGTTACTGAGTAGCCCAGCCGCGCCGTGTCAGGGCTGGGAAAGGGCTGGTGCAGTGCTTGGTATAAAGAATCTCGCTCACGGCGGGCGGCGGCAAGACTTGCGCGGGTGCTTTTCAACATGCTCTCCACGTAGCTGCCCCGCCCGCCGTTTTGGGCTACCGATGACGAGTCAATATAAATTAATTTATTTTTAGTAATAATCTGTGAAGCCAGCGTGTACTTATAGGCGGCCACGCTGTCATGCACCGACCTCACCTCGGGCTTGCTCCAACTCACTGGCTGGTAACTGGCTGGGTCGTCCATGCTCTTTTTCAGCAGGGCACTTATAGCACTATGCGCCGGGTCTTCCACGGGCGCGCTTTTGCAACCAATGAGCACAAGCAGAGGGAGTAGTACCTTTTTCATGCCACCAAGCTACGATATCCGGATTAACTCCACTGTCGTGCTGGGCTCGCCATCTTCCCACCCGTCAATTTTGTTGACGTAGAACCATGCTTGCTCGTCGTTCAGCCACACGGCCACAAGCTGGTCGAAGGCTACCAACTCGGCCGGGCTCAGGTAAACGCTGGGCCGTAGCACGAGCGGCCGCACGAGGGCCGCAGCCAGGTGCGGGTAATAATGGGGCAGCAGCGAGCGGGTAAAGTCCAGGTCCTCGGGCTGGGTGCGGCTCACGAAGTAGCTCAGGCGCAGCGGCACGCGCTGCTTCTGGCCGGCATCATCTTCGAGCAGTACCTCACGGGTAGCCAGTAACTGGTACACGAAGCGCGGCCCCGGCTCCTGCGTTTCAAAATCATCACCCAGGGCCTTCACGCGGGCGGCCTGCGCTTCCTCGGGGGTGTAGGTGCCATTATTGAGCGCCTGCTGAATGGTAGCCAGGTCGTCGGCGTAGTTGGTGCCAGCCTTCGGTTTCCAGTAGGGCACGAGCAGCAGCCCCTCGGCCCCTACCGGCGAGGCGGCGAAGGGCAGGGTAAGCACGTCCTTGGTGGCTGGCAGGCTGGTGTCGCCGGCCCCGTTGTCGAGGTAGCCCGCGCCGAAGGCCTGGGCCGCTGCCTTGGCGGCCTCGTCGTTCCACAGTTGGCCGGCGTGGCTTTGCTCAAAAACGGCCTGCGCGTAGGCGGTATTTGTGTCGTCGTCCTTCCACCGAAACCAATTGCGCAGGGCGTAGTCGCCCAGCTTCCAACTGCGCTTAGCGGGCTGGCTACCGTCGCGCAGCTCCGTCCAATCCTGCCCCGTGGTGCGCGGGTCGGTCACTACCTGCGAGGTGAGCCGCAGGGTAACGGCGGCCGTGTAGGGGTTGGTGGTTTGGGTAAGCCCGTAGGTTTGAATGACGTGCTTCACGAATTCCTTTTGCGTCATCTCGGGCAGCCAATCAGCCAGGTGGACGCGCCCGCGCGGCGGGAAGTCACCGAGCAGCTGAATGGAGAATTGGCCCACCGGTATCAGGGTCCAAGATTCATCGAAGGGGCCGGTGCTGGCGAAGCCGCCGCCGAAGCCATCGAACAGATAGCGGGCCTGTATGGTGTCGCCCACCTTCAGCAGTTGGCGCTCAGCCAGGGCCGTGAGAACCGTATCCTGGTTGCCGTTGCCCCGGATGCTGTCCACGTCTACCCGCGTGCCGTTTATCTTGATTTCCAGGGCGGCGGCCACCTCGCCGTTCAGCACCGAGTTACAGTAAATCGCCACTTGCTGCTCGGCCTTGATGTCGTAGAAGCCGGGGGTGGTGACGGTGTAGGTGCTGGTGGCGGCGTTGAAGCTGACCGCTGCCCCTTGGTGCAGGTTGCTATTGTCCACCTCGTCAATGCCCACCGCTGGCGCGTGCCGGTAGGGCAGCACCCAGGAGTAGGGCACGGCGTTGTTCTGCTCATCCTCAAACTTGCGCCGGCCATCGGTGGGGCTGTAGCCGGCCACAAGCTCATGCGCCGCCCGCGTGGCTTCGGAGTAGCCGAAGGCCTGAACGGCAGGCAGTAGGGCCGTGTCGAAAATGGCGGGCAGTTCGCCCTTGCGCTTCACGCCAGCCCCCAAAAAGATAGCTTCGAGTACAGCGCGGGCGTAGGTGCTAGGCCAGTAGCCCGCCTCGAACAACTTGCTGGAGCCGGCAGCCGGCAGCGGGGGCGCGCCCAGGCCCCGGTCGTAGAGGTCGTACACGTAGCCCTGCTCCCAACTGCTATGCCCGGCCCCCTGCGCCACCGTGCCCAGCGTCCAATCGTGGTCGAAGGCCGAAAGGTCAAGTTGCCGCAGTGTCTTATCGCTCCCGTCTTCATTCACGAGCAGGTCGTAAAATCCCCGGTTGCCAGCCAGCAGCTTGCCGGTGTAGCCGGCGCGCGGCGTGTGGTCGTCCAAGTAAAGGCGAGCGCCGGGCAGCACCTCCACCCCACTGGCTTCGAGGCAGGCCGTAGCGCCCTTGTACGGGGCCGTGCTGCGACTGGTGCCCACGTTGGGCAGCCTGAGGCGCTTGTGGGTTTCCATGTCGTCCGGCAAAGCGAACGAGGTGGAGAACGCGGCCTGAATTGTCTCGGGCTTCGTCAGGTCGTTGTCTTGGCGCGTGATAGCCACGCGGCCCGTAAGGGGCTGGGCGCTGCCATCGGGGTACGTGAGTTGGTAGGCCATCGGTTAGTTGGTCAAGGCGTTGCGGGCGGGAAGTTTCAGCGTTAGCTCCAACTCGTGGCGGCCATCGGAGCTGGTGCGGCTTACGCTGGAATTTGGCAGAATCAGCACCGGCACGCGGCTACCGTCTGCCTCCTGCCGGTACACCTGGGGCGAGTCGAGCAAGGTGGTGAGTGCCGTGTGCTGGGCCGTGCTGAGGTCGCCGGCCCGCACCGTGAGGGTGTCAGTGGCGGCCCGGCGCACGGCCACGCTCACCCGCGCGTCGGCGGTGCTGATGTCGCTGGATTCGGTGACGTCGGTTTTGGTGTCCACGTCGCCCGAGAAGGCCCAGCCCTCCCATGTGCCGAGCGGGGAAAGCCAGCGCAGGTACTCAGGGCTACCGCAGGCGGGGGCAAGGGTGAGGCGTAGGGGGGCCGCTAGGTAGTTCATTTGCAGAGAGTGGTAGCGTGAGGCAATTAGAAAACAAGGGTGGCATCAAGGCCGGTGCCCAGCTGCTCAATCACGGTGGTGTCGCCGACTGTGTAGCTGGCGAAGGTGTAAAGCTGGTCGTAGTCGCTGGGCAGCATGGGGGCCGCCAGTTCGGCATCGGTCAGGCGGCGATAGTACACTGGCATGTAGGCCAAATCCACGTCACCAAGTAGGTTGCTGCGAGGAATTGATGAATTGGCCGGGGCATTCAAAACAATTCGGCCAGCCCCGTAACTCGCGCCGGGGGCGGTGCGGACTACCACCGGCACGAAGCGCCGGTAGGAATAGAGGTAGCGGGGGCCATAGCCAAAATTTGAGCCTTCGACCCACAAGCCGGCCGTTTGAAAAATGCCGTACACGAATTGCGAGCCGCCAAAACCACCATCCAAGCCATTGGTGCCTTCGAGTATGGGGTAGTACCCCTCAAAGTTGCCAGACACCTGCCGGGTGTAGAAGGCGATGGTCAGGCCGTTTTTGCCGGCTGGTATGGGAAAGCTCAGTGAGTAGGGAGTGGTAGGGTCAGCCGAGGCATTCAGGCGCAGGTAGTCCTTAGTGAGCAGGTCCACGATGCTACGCGGGCCGCACTGTATGTTCGTGATGATGCGGGCGACTCTCATTAGCGGGTCAGGGTAAGCTCCAGGCTCACCGGCTGCGTGGCATCAATCGGGAGCAGCCGGTAAGTGAAATAACTATTATCCTCAATGCCCACGCCAGTGGTGGGGAAGTTGGCTAGCGCGTCGTCAAAGCGCGACGACGGGCCATTGTCTTTTAAAATGGTCAGGCGGGCCACGTTGGTGGCGTTGGTCAGCTTGTAGAGCCCGGCCGTGTTGGCATCCCGAAAGTCCGTGCCTTCGGCTAGGTTGCCCGAGCCCGGCGCGGGCATTCGCATGCGGATTATATCCGTGAATAGGCCGGCCACAATCAGCTTGGGCACCCCGCCCACGGCCTGCACTTCTACGCCCTGGTGCTGATTGTTGCCAGCAATGAGCGAGGCCAGCGCGGCGGCGGCGGCTTGGGCATCGGTGTAGCTGCTGCCACTTCCCCCACCACCTCCCAGGCGTACCACCTTCACCGTAGCCGCCACGTTATCCGCTTGGAAGGGCTCCACCACGAAGGCGGTGCCGGTGCCGGTCAGGCTGCCATAGTAGCCACTGAGTAGGGCCGCGCCGCCGTTGACAAACTCCAACGGCTTGCCGCAGTAGCCCGAGAGACGCGGCAGCAGAGCGGGCGGGGTGGTGTCGGGGGCCTTGGTCAGCAGGCGCACCTTGCCGCCGCGCGCGCCGGGGGCTTGCTCAATATAGAAATCTTGGAAGGTGAGCGAGCCAGCATCATCGCCGGGCAGCGTCAGTTCCACATTGTTGCCGAACTGCAACGTGCGCCCGAGCGCAGCCGTGGCGTAGGCCCAGCCGGTGCCAGTGGCCGGGTTGCTCTTGGTGAGCACGAGTAGCGCCGTGTTGAAGGTCTGCGAGGTTTTGGGCTGAGGGTCAGCCAGCGCATCATCAATCGAGGTATAGCCAACGGGCGCACCGCCCGCTTTGAGGAAACCATATACCGGCGAGGACTGCGTGGCGATGGTTGCCAGTTGCTGCGTGTGCTGGGCCACGATAGGGCTCAGGTCCTGAGCCTGCGGCTTGGCGGCGGGTTTCCAGTCGGCAGTAGCTACCCCGGCCGCTGTGGGTGCAGGGAAGGGGCCGCCAGGGTTGATGGCGCTAAAAAAGGCATCGGTGCCGCCGATGTCGATTTTCATTGTCTGGTCTTTCGCCCACTTGGCATAAGCCGGGTCGTACCGTTTGATACTCGCCGTGGCGGCTTCGGGGCTACCATCCTTCACCCACTTTTGCGGGTTCAGGCCGTCAACGGTCATGTCGTAGTATCGCTGAAAATTCCCGTCGATGTAGGCCCGTATCCCGTCCATCTGGTTGGGGCGGTCATCATATATGAGCAGCATGTTTTGCCCGTATTTGTCGGGGTGCAGGTCAACGCGGGCGGTGCTACCGCTACACAGAAACTCGTTGGGTATCTGGTCGAGTGAGAGGCAGTTGGGCCGGCCCCAGGCCACTGCCTCGGCATGGGTGAGGAAGATAACCGGCCAATAGGTGCGTACCTGAAACGGCCCGCCCGTGCTAGCCGTGGCAAGCTCCTGCCAGATGATGGGCACGGTATCGCTGGCCGCCGCACCGATAAAGCGAGGCACCATCACCGCGCCGGCAGTGCCGGGGGCTACTTCCTTCGCCTCGTAGGTGCGCGGCGGCTCGCTGGTAGTTAGCGGCGTATTGGATGGGTTGAAGACCGTGGCCTGCGTCTGGGGCACGATGGTGGCAGGCTTGAGGCGGTCGAGGGTGAGAGCCGTAGCCGGCACCCCGTTCAGGCGGCTGTCACGGTAGCGCACGAACTTGTGGCCGCCAACTACGGCGTTACTCGTGGTGGCCCCGTCATCGGCCACGAGCGGGGCCTCGTGCGTCTTGTTGGTCGCAGGGTTGAAAACGGGAACGGTGAGCGTGGCGCGGTCAGTACCGGCCGGCAGGGCGGGCAGCCCGTTAATGCGCTCATCCTGTTGCGCGGGGGTGTTGGCGGGGTTGGGCATGGTTTACAGTTTGAGGCGGCCGGTGTTGGTGAGCAGGTAGCCAGGCGCGGCGGGCGGGGTGCCAGGGCCGTGGGCGCGGTCAGTATCGACAATGGCGACCTCAACGGTGGTAGCGTCGGGCAGCGGGTCGGCTGGTAGTGGTATGCGTAGGTAGCCAGCCGGTAGGTAGTCAGCCAGGGCAAACGAGCGGATTTCAAGCTCCTGCCCGTAGGCGTTGAGGTAGCGCAGTTCGGCGTATCGGAAGGTGGCCGCAGTGGGTAGTAGCACGCTCACCTCCAAGGGCAGGCCCACGAACTGCGTGGCCTCGTCGTTGGGGAAGATGCTCGCCACGCGCCCCGCGCCATCGGCGAGGAAGGGCAGCATGGTATCGGCGGCGGCAGGCAGGGCAGCCAGTACCGCATAGCGCAGGCCCGCCCGCTTCACCCAGGGCTCGGAGCCGGCCGCGTCGGTGATGCGGTAGCGGTAGTAAAATTCAAGGCTGCTGTCGCTGTCAATCAGGGGCGTGGCTTGGCTGCCTGGGTAGCGGGCGGCTGCCAGCAGTTCAGCACGCAGGTAGGGCGCAGCGTTCACGTACTGGGTGGCCGTGCGGATAGTCGCGCTAAACTCAGCGAAGGGCACGAACAGCCCAACGCGCCACAGCTCTACCTCCACATGCAGGCCGGGCCGCGCCGCGCCCAGGGCATCCGTAAGGGCAGCCTCCACCTTCAGCAGCACCGGGTTGGGTAGCACGCCGCCGACCGGCTCCCAGCGGGCCGGCTGGTTCAGGCTGGGGTCGATGGGAGCCGCGGGCGCGGCGATGGTGAACGAGCCGTTCAGCTGGCAATCGGGATTTGCCGACTGGGCAATGGTGTAGAGGTAGGCCCCGGCCGGCAGGTTGTCCACCTGCGCCTCGCCCGTGTTGGTGAAGTTGGCGGCCCGCGTCACGGGGCCGGATACGGTCACGCCAAGCACAAACTGCGTGGCCGTGGTGTACTTGAAATTGACGTAGCCGAAGCCGCCAACCGTAGTCGGGGGCGTCGGGGTGGCGCTTACCAACACGAGGTCGCAGTTGGGCGTACTGCCCGCGCAGTCAACTGACACGTTGACCGACTTGGTGGCCTCACCGTTATCAGCAGTCAGCAGGTAATCGCCGTTCTTGGTGCCCTTAATGGTGAACGACTGGGCATTGGTCGCACCGCCGAAGCCACCCGACCATGCTACGTCACCCGTAACCGAGTTGACTAGCTCCAGGCCCAAGTCTGACGAGGAAATGGCCTTGTTGCAGGTGAAGAAGATGATGCTCTCGCCAGTCGTCGCGCAGGTGCTTGAGAGGCTGATAATGGTGGGCTGTGCGCCGCTGCCGGGAGGATTCATTACAGGCGGGTAGTAGTGAGGTTTACGAGGTCGGAGCGCAGGCCCGAGCGGGCAGCTTCAGCCAGGCCGGCGCGAAACCGAGGCAGGGCTGCCGCAATGGGGCCGCTGAACGTGTCGGTGGGCTTGGTAAAGCGCGGGTCTTCGCCACGGAAAAGCAGCGTGCCCACGCGGCTGATTTTCTCAGCCACAGCGAAGGGGTCGAGCTTGAGCCGTTTGGCCCGAATCCATTCCCGAATAGCATTCACGCTCACCTTGCCAGGCCCGCGCCCGTCACGCAGGAAGCGCGAGTGGGCGGGGCCGAGCAGGGCGGCGTACTCGGGGCCGCTGGTGCTGCGCAGGGCCGCGATGGTCTTGCCAGTGGCCCGCTGGCCGTTGGCCTGCATGGTATCGGCCACGTCCTCATGCAGCTTGAGAATCTGCCGGGACAGGAGCTGCTCGAAGGTTATCATACCTGAGCCTCAACAATGGGCAGGCAGGGGTTCAGCGCGCCGTTCATGGTAATGTCGAGGTAGAGCGCCACGCCATCGGCGTTGAGGTCGAACTCGTTAAAAACGATGTCAGCCGGGCGCTGCATCTTCACCTCCTTCACGCGGCTATCCTTACCCAGCGCGGCCATCATGTGGGCGCTGGCGTTCACCATTTCCTCAACGATGGGCTGCCGGTGGTCGGGCGTGTCGCCCAGCTTCGAGGGTACCAAGAGCATCAGCAGACACGAGTAGGTAGCCCCCGTAATCTGGCCGTACTTGTTCGTGTTGAAGCGCAGGGGCATGTTGTCATCGAGGTAGACGACGCGCTGGCCGGCCATTGTCCCGTCGAGCTTGATGTTGCCAAAATCCGATTCACCATGCACGTAATGGCAGCCGGGCAGCAGCGCCTCAGCGCAGGCTTTTACGGTGTCGTGGGGCAGTTTCATGGTGTGGGCAAGCTGGTGGTGAGTGAGGCAATAGCGCCCTCAGTTTCTTTGATTTCGTGCCGCAGCCGGCCCGCCGTGGCGAGTGCCTGCTGCCCGGTGTAGCTGCCGGGCGGGAAGGTGAATAGCGTGGCCTGGGCGTCGAGTAGCTCAAGCCGCAGGTCTTCCAGGGAGGCGGGGTGTATCCGTTTCATTTCTGATTGCGCTGCTGGCGTTTGTGGAGTTGGTAGCGATAGTGTGCCTGGTGATTCTCAAAGAGTATCATCGTGTTTATCTCGGCCCAGGTGCGGCCGAAGAAGTAGCCCCACTGGGTTTTGTCCCCACCGGCCAGCGTGTTGACCACAGCCAGCGCATCCCACTCAGCCACGAGGGCTTCGAGGCCAGCGGCGTACTCGTCTGAGGTGACGGGGATGCGCTTGAGGCCGGCGTGGTGGTCGCGCCGAATGCGGTCGTAGCTCGCAAAAAAAAATCCGTAATGGGCACCGCTTGCTCCATCAGCGCCTCGCTGCATACCCGCTCCGCGAATTCCTCCACCTTTTCGGTATCATAGTCTGCATCCTTCTCATCCTCACCGTCTTTCTTGGTGGCGTAGTAGGCGGGGTAGAAGATGATTGCCAGCGCCTTGATTCGCTTGAGAGCCACGGGCACGGCGGCGTTCTGTAGCAGCGCGCCCAGGTCGGTGGCCTGCCCGAAGGTGGTAATATCGAGAGAGGGCGGCACGGGTAGCTCCTTGGTGCAGGCAGCAAGGGGCAAGGTGATGGTGGCCGGCAGGGCAGCGGCCGAGAAGCTGGGCATTTCGTCACTGGCGAAGCTCAGCACCGGCAGCACCTGCTCGTTCACGAAGTCGGTGGGCAGGTTCATCACCTCCACCGGGCCGAGGTCAAGCAGGATGCTCAGGAAGCTGTACACGTCTGCGCCCTCGGGCAGCTCCGCAATGCGGGCCGCTTGCCCAAGGGTAAGCTCCCCCCACCTTTCGGGGAGGGGGGTAGAGGTAGGAGCATTGGGCAGGGTGATGGAGCGCATTATGGGGCGGGGCTGTATGTTTGGTAGGTAGTGATGGGCTTCGAGCCGTTGGGCTGATAGCGGCGTATGGCTTGCGTCAAGCAGTCGAGCATATCATCGTGGGCGGCGTTGGGGAAGGCGGCGGCCTGGTTGATTAGCTTCTCGTTCCAACTGCCATCAATCAGCACCACCCGCCCGGCTTCGATGAAGGGGCTGGCCGTGTTGACGCGGCTGCGCTTGTCGCCATCGGGCGTGGGGGCCTCCACAATGTTGAGTTCGGTAATGTCCCGCAGTTCCTGCACCACGCTCTTGCCGCTGGCCTTGGGCTCCACGTACAGCTTGCTGCGGGCCGTGACTGCGTTGTGGGTAGCCAGGTCGAGAGGCAGCCGCTTCTTTAGCTGGGGTAGCTCCAGCCACATCTCGTCCACGTAGCTCACGTACAGCGTTTGCCCGATGTAGCAGCTGATAAGCAGCGCACTGGGGTCGTTCTTCTGCTGGTCGGTGTAGGCCGTATCCGCGTCCCCATGCCACACGGCAGCCGAGGCACCGGGCAGCTTGAGGAACTCGGGGTAGGGCATCGTGCGGAACCATGCCTTTTTGACAATACCGCCCTCGTCGGGTGCTGGCATCTGCTGAATCTGCCCCGCGTAGCCGTAGCTACCCAGCACCACCTTCAGGTCTTGCAACACCGAGCGGGGCCGGCGCACGGGGTCGAGCAGGTTGTCGACGTATTCCTCTTTCAAGTAGGCCGGGCGCACCTGCTTACCCACCTCGCCGGTCTTCTCGTCCTTGGTTAGCTCGCCAGGTAGGCAGATGTGGCGCAGCTTGCGCCCGCTGGCTAGCCACTCCCCTGCCGGGTCTTTGTCCGAAATGCGCTGCATCACCATAATAGTCACGGTGCGCTCGGGGTCGGTGGTGCGCGTCGCCAGCGTCTTGAGGTGCTGCGAAGCTGCGGCCAGCGCCGCCTCACTCGCCGACTTCTGCGGGTTCAGCGGGTCGTCAATAATGATGAAGTCGGCGTGGTTGCCGGTGGGGCCGCCCGTGGTCGAGGTGCTGTAGCGTTGGCCCAGCGCCGTATTCCGGTAGTCGGTTTTACCGTCCTGGTCCTGCTGAAACTCCACGAGGCCGGGGTATAGCCGCTGAAACTTCGGCGACTTGAGGCACAGGCGCGTCTTGGTGCTGTGGCTGATAGAGAGCCCCGCGTTGAACGAGCTGCTGATAAGGCGAATGCTGGGCTTGCGCACCCACAGCCAGGCCGGAAATAGCTGCGTGACCGTCGTGCTTTTGCTGGTGCCAGGGGGCACGTTGATAAGTACGTCGGGCTGCGCGCGGCCCTGCTCCCATAGCTCGTAGACCTCTTGCAGTTGGTTGCACAGGTATTCGATATGCCAATTGAGCTTCAGCTCAACGGCTTCGATGGTGTGCCAGAACGCGCAAAAGAACTCGAAAAACGATTCGCGGCAGATGTCAGCCTCTACCTCGTCGGGGGTCATCCCGCCCAACGCTTCAAGTAACGCCGCGTCAATGGCGGCCTCAGTGTCAGCCAGTAGCTCAGCCATTACCCTGCCCCTCCTTCCCGGCTTGCAGCTTCGCCAGCAGCGCCTTCTTTTCCTCCAACGACATGCCAGCCAGCACGCCAGCCGGGCCGATGCCTTGGCCCTTGCTAGTAATGTCAACCTCCTTTTTGTCTACCTGGTCCAGCCGCTGCTTGCCCAGCCAGATAAGCAGCTTCGCATCGCCGGCGAGTGCCCGCTGCATCTGCACGCGCCGCAGTGACACGTTGCCGGCCGCCGAGTGCATGGCGTAGAACTCGCTGAAAGTTTGGTCGCGCTCAGTCTTTATTACCCGCTGTATGGTGTCCTCGCTGCACTTGAAATGGCCGGCAACCTCCCGCAGCGTGCAACCCAGTTGGCACAGGGATTCGGCCTGCGAGAGGTTGATGACGATGGGCGGGCGGCCCGGCTGATTTTCGGCGGCTGAGGTGCTCATTTTGCGGCTTTCCGGCTAGGGTAGCCCGCAAGTGCGTCGAAGGCGCTGAGTAGCCCGCCTGTGGCCTTTTTGGGGTTTTGCGGGCCGCCCTTATGGTGGGCGATTTTTGACCGCAAAACCCCGGCTGGCTCACTAGCTGCTGAGGCTCTCCACGAGGCTGCGGATATCGGTCAGCAACCCGTGTAAATGCCAGTACTCTACTTCGACTTGAAACTTGCGGTGGTTGTATTCGGGGGTGCGTTCGAGGATGGGTTGAGAGAGGCCATCCATTTCCTCCTTTTTGTCTTTCAGTTTGGCTTCGAGCAGCTTCACGAGGGCCGCAGTTATTTTCTGGTCTTCCATCTTCGGGGTTGGGGTTAGGGGTCGGGGCAAATGTCGGGGCTATCATCACCCAGGCCCACCGTCACCGCCACCTCGCCGAACTCGGCTTTTATCTGCCGGGGGTCGCCCTTGTAGAAGACGAGCACGTTCTGGTGGGACTTGCCCACCTTGCGGCCGCTCTGGAATTGCTTGGTCACGCGCACGGGCAGGCTGCCGGCCGGGGTGACGAGAACAATCTCGTTGTAGTAGCGTGCCCCCGCTGCTTCGAAGGCGGCGATGGTGTCACCGACGAAGTTGCGGTAAATACCTTTCGGGTCGCGCACCTCCCCCACGACGAAGCAGGCAAAGCGGTTGGGCTTGAGCTGAGCCACGGCCTTGGCGATGATTTCGCGGTACACCTGCACGAACGTGGGGTAGTCCATGGTCGAGAGGTCGGCGGGGTCGTCGCTGTATACTTCGAGGTCGGCGTAGGGCGGGCAGGAGAAAACGAGGTCGTAGAGCAGCCCGCGCACGCCCAGCATGTCGGGCAGGTTGCGCGAGTCGCCGGCCAGCCATACCGGCGACTGCTGCTCACTTTTCAGCACTGCGGCGGCCTGGTCCTGGTTGGCGGCCACCTGCTCGGGCCGTAGGTCGATACCCGTGTAAGTGTAGCCCAGCAGCGCCGCCACAAGGCCACGCACTGAGCCGCCCGCGAACGGGTCAAGAATGGAGCCCGCGGTGGGGCAGAACCAACGGTAGGCCAGTTCGCAGAGTACGGGGTCGAAAATGCTGGTGCCCTCAATGCCGGCGCTCATCATCCCACGCTTGGCGGCCTCCGCGTTCACGGCTTCCCAAGTAGGGTCTACCCCACCGGCCTGCGCCCGCATGGTGTTGCGCAGGTCGTAGAAGGAAGGCGGGCGGGCGCTGCCCCCAAAAGTGAGGTCGTCGGCGCGGCCATCGGCGCTGGTGATACCCTGCGCCAGCCAATCATTCTTCCGCTCCTGCCAGTAGCCTTGGCGGGCATCCAACACCGAGAAGGGCGGCACCCCGAAGCGTTCGGCCAGTGATGCCTTCTCCATCGGGGCGGGGTCGGCTATGCCTTCCAGCAGTTTGGTGAGGTCGAGGCCGGGCAGGTCGATTTCGCCCATCAACTCGCCCAGGTCGAGGTCGTTGTAATTCAGGAAGTCGGCGAGGCCCTCCTGCGTGGTGCGGGCGTAGGCTGACGAGTAGAGCAGCGTGAGCTTGGCGGCCTCCTGCCGGTTGGCGCAGGCTATGAAGTTGGCAGGCAGCCGGGCGGGCACCTCCGTACCCTTCGCGGCCAGTTGCTCCAGCACGCGCACGCGGTGGCGGCCATCGAGGCACCACAGCGCGCCGGCCTCATCCTCCCACACGTTGAAGGCCTGAATGAAATTATTACCCAGCAGCGAGCCCGTGAGCTTCTGCTCCGCTTCGGCGGTGAATTCCTTGAAATTGTCGTGCTGCACGAACTGAAAGGAGCGCCAGTCGGCGGGCTCGGTTTTCAGTATGCGCGATTCAATGGCGTTGGGCATTCCCGAAATTCCGAACCGCCTCAGCCCCTCACAAACGCGAGGGGCCAAAAGCGTAACGAGATTGCGAAAAGCGTAACGGGATTTTAATTACTGGCCTGACGGAGCAGGTAACGAAGCTGTACAGTGCTTACATTCAGTTGCCGGGCAACCTGGGCACGCACACGGGCAGCCGGCCAAGACGGATGCTTTTGGGTAAGCTCAGCGACGCCCTTTGCGGCGGCGGTTATCTCGCTGGCTAGGAAGACGCGCGGCGTAATGGGGGCGGCGCAGGCAGTAGCAGGGACAAGGTACATGGTGCAGAAGTCAGGGGGTAGTAATGATTTTCAGGGCCTGGTCGATGGTTTCGACAATGTGGTAAGGGGTGCCTTTCCACTCATCCCGAAACTTTGCTTCGCCGGGGGTCAGCTGTCGCTTACTGGGCGGCTGGGCGGGGTCTTTTATCTCCATCAGGTAGGTGCGCCCACGGAAGCCCACGAGTAGGTCGCAACAATTTTTTAGCTGGTGCAGGTGCAACACATACGCCCCGATAGCACGCAGCGCGTTCACTATCTCAGGTTGGTTCGCATCGACACGGGCGGCGGTTCGCATTGTGTTTATATTCTTTGTCTTACGTTTACTTTATGTCCAGTCCCACCTTCACCACCATAGACTTCTCGCTAGTCACGCGAGAAGGGAACGGCCGCCACGCCACCCACGACTTCAGCAAGGCCGTGCGCCCGATACAGGTAGGCGACTGGCTTTCGTGGCGCTACGGGGGCGCGGCGCTCGTGGCCTTGGAGCCGAGCTACTACTGGGTGGTGAGCGAGGAAGCCGGGCGTCTGGTGCTGCGCACGCCTTGGGGCAGCAACCGGCTGCTACTCACCCATGAGGTAGCTGGGGAAATGTGCTTTGCCAGTCCCTCGCGGCGGCTGCTGCTGCCCGAGTATCAGGAGGAAACGAAATGGTTTGCGGCCTACCACTGGGCGCTCATAATCTCCGACGACGACGAGAGTGGGAACCTCTACATGGCGCTGCAACGCTTCGGCACGGCCCGCCGCAGCTTCACCGGCTGCACGATACCGGACGGGCTACCGAACGAGCCCGGCCACCTTCACTATTTCCTACTCACGGCGCTCTACCAATGCGCCCACCCTGAACTCTATGAGCGCCGGCCGGCAGATGCCCGGCCGCTCAACGGGGCCGAGGTGGAGGCATTTACTAAGGAGGTACTCCGGAAGGTGGCAAAGATGGGGATTTCATAAAAGCGCGTTTTCACGTATTCACCGAAGTAGTTCATTTGCAGGCTCCCCCATAAACTCCGAAATCTCGGGTCATGGGGGAGCGCTGGTTTTCAGCGTGTTGTGGTAAAACCGGAAATTTCCGGTTTTATGCGGCTTGCCCGAGTGCTTCTTCTGCTTGGCGCGCCTCGTACTCAGCATTTCGGGCGGCCTCGGCTGGGGTGCCTACTTCCAGGCCGTGGGCAGTCAAAGCCGCTACCCGCGCCAGCTTCTCGTCGGCGGGCAGGTCCACATCGGCCAGCACCTTATTGATGCGCCGCAGCGACCTGCGCAGCCGGTCTTTCTGCCCGCTCGCGTCCTTCCACATGGCGGCCAGCTTCTCGTCGTTGTGGGCCGGGCGGTTCGCCAACTCCTGCCGAAGCGAGCCTACTTGGCTTTTCAGGTTATTTAGCTCCTGCTTCCGACTATGGGGCGGCGTAACCCCGCCGTTTTCCAGTTGCTCACGAAGGCGGGCGTTGGCTTTCAATAGGTTGGCTACCTCTTTACTGGCCTTTGAAGAAAGCAACTGCGGTGGCTGCTCCTTCTCAGTAAGCAAGTCCGCGAGGCGGGCGTTGTCCTTGCGGGCGGTCAGTAGGTCGGCGCTCACGTCCTCAAGCTCGTGCTGGGTCTTTACGACCTCCTGCCGTAGTTCTTCGGCGCGGTTTGCCTGCGGCGTGCGCTCCCAGGCAATGGCTACCATCATTAGGGCGGCGTAGGCTGGGCTATCCTGCGAAACGGAAATACCGGCGCTAATGAGGGCCGCCTTGGCGCGGTTGATATGGGGCGGGAAAACTAGGATTTCGGGCATGAGAGTTTAGTTAGGAGTTGACAACACAGCCCGCACAAAGGCCGCCATTGTATTCGTATTCGGTTGGGCTACAAGGCATACCGCACTCGTCGCATTCCTTCCACTTGCTTGCCTTTTCGACCTTGGGCGGCAGACCTTTCGCGGCGCGGCGCTTAGCGCGGTTCTCGGCCGCCGTTTGCCCGATATAGCGAGCAGGGCGCAGTTGTTGCTTTGGGGCTTTCATTGCAGTATTTTATTGATTATCAGTCAGTAGGATTTTTGTCCTTTTGGTTTTAGCCCACCATCCTGAGCGGCTCACGGAACAGGTCGCCACTGTCTACCCCATTCAGGGCCGCGTACACCTCGGCAGCGGGGCGGGGCACTGTGCGGCCCCAGGCTTGCAGGTCAGCCAGGCCCCGGCGCAAGCGCGCCCGAAATGCTGACTCGGCAATGCCCAGCTTCGCGGCGGCGGCCGGCGCGTCGAGGCCGTGGAAGTAGTGTAGCACCACGGCCGCACGGGCGTGCTGGTCAAGGGCAAGCACGGCCTGCGTGGCGGCGCTCAGCGCGGCCGTGGCGGCGGCCATCACCTCGCCGGTTGGTAGCTCCTGCGCCTGCGTGGCGGTGCTGGGTGGCAGGAGCAAAAAGGGGTCTTCGCTTCGGCTGGGCTCGCTAGGGTTGTGGCGGGCGCTCGCGCTAAATTTTTGCTGGCAGATGATGCAGAGCAGCACGCCGGGCGGGCGGCCTGGTATCTTGAATTTGCGGCGCTGCAAGCGGCCCAGCAATTTCAATAATGCCTCTTGCGCTATGTCTTCGGCCCGTTCAGTGTCACGCACCCGAAGCCGCCCGCGCAGGTAAGCCAGCGCCAACTCGCGCAGCTCGCCCAGCATCGGCCCGAGGGCGGCCTCGTCGCCGGTTTGGTAGTAGACACCCACCGCCTCCAGGTGGCGGGTGTCACGGTCAGCTTTCTTAGTCATTGCTGAAGCGAATGCGGTTACCCTCGTTCTTGCGGTAGTTGTAGATACTGCCCAGCATTTGCAGCCACTGCTTATGGCTAGCGCAGGGCAGTAGGCTCAGCGGCTGGGCTAGGATGGTTCGCATCAACTCCTTGGCGTCGAAGCCCTCCACGCGGGTAGCGCAGTGGTAGAGGGCACCCACGAAGCCCGTGTGAAATGCCTGCTTGAAGGTGGGCACCTCGTCGGCGATGCGCTCCACGAGGGCGGCCACCTCATCAGCCAGGGCCACATCGGCATCATCGGCCCCATCCCACAGCCCACGGCGAAATTCCTCAGCGTTGGAGCCGCCCGTGCCGCCGCTAAGCAGAATCTTGGCGTTGGAGAAGCTAATGCGCGGGTGACGCTGCCGGAAGTCGGTAAAGGCCACGTAAGCGGGTTTGCGCTTCATGGTCCACATGTGCAGGTAGTCGGTGGCCTGCCAGTTCTTGCGGGCCATATTGAGGGCCGTAATGTCTTCCTCCCTCAGCTGCTCACCAATCTTGTAGTACACCGGCAGGCCCAGCTCACGAGCCGCAGCGAGGCGGTGCTGCCCATCAATCAGGCCCATGTCGGCGGTCACCTCCAAGGGCTGCACCCGCAGCAGGTTGCGCTCGGTGATGAAGGCCATCAGCTTGCGAACGTGGGCCTTGTCAACGGGCCGATTCTCAGGCAGCAGGTGAAACAGGTCGTAATTGGTCGTTTCGTACACCGTGCCGGGGTGCGCCACCGGGGCGGGCGGGGCGGGTGGCGTGCTGGCGAGGTCCACCGCATCAGCCAGGGCAGCCAGCGGCGCGCCCTCGGGCAGCCCGGCCGGGGTAAAAGCGAAGTCCCCGTGGGTCGCCTCCTGGTCGGCAGGCGTGGCGTAGGTAGCCAGGCTGTCGGGGTGGGCGGCGTTGTGGTCGATGCCCTCGGGGGTGTTGAGCGTGTGCAGGGCCGGCGAGGGGGCGGGGTGTACGTAGGCGGTGGCGGTAGACATGGCAGTAATTGGTTGTGAAGTGGTTGAGGGTAATTGCGCCTGCTGGGCGCTTTTAAAAGGTGCCGGCTGGGCACCTTTTACTTTTTGGGTAGCGCGGCCCACGGTGTAGGGCTGCACGCTGGTATCGTCTGCGTAGGCGGTGCGCTGAATGCCCGCCCGAGCATCGCAAGCAGCGTCCACGGCCACGCGCTGGGCGTAGGGTAGCCCGCAGTAGTCGCGCACCGTGTAGGGACTGGTGCGGTATTGCTTGCTGGGCTTGCCGCCCTCGGTATCGAGCACGAGGGCGGCATCTAGTCCTTCATTCATAACGCACGGGCCTATTCGCCGCTGAGGTTGAGGTACTGGGCGACAGTTTCGGGCGGGAAATCCACGTCGCGCACCATCCGCAGGAGGGCCAACTGCACGCGGAAGCCAGCGATGTCGTCGTGCTGCATCTGCTGGTGGCGCTCCCTTATCAGCCGGCACATACCCACCGACAGATTGAAGCCGACCACCACCCGCTCGCCTCGCAGGTCTTCGTTCAGTTCCTGCTCTACTTGGTCACCCAGCGACATGGGGACTAGGGTGCCATCGGGTTGCAGGCTGCTCACGGCCACAGGCTTGCCCGTGAAGCCCTCAAACATCTTGCGAAAGGAGAAGGCGCTTTGGTTCTCCACGAGCGTGGTGTAGGGGTAGAAATCGCTTTCTGAGCTGGTGCCGACGTACTCCCCGCGCCCAGCACCCTCCCCGCCAAAGTGCCAATCAAGCTCGCTGTGAAGGGAGTAGTGGCTCAGGCTCTCGGGGTCAGTCTTGCGCACCGCCTTCCATTCCTCTGTTTCGTCGGCTTCGTTGTCGCGGTACCAATCCGTGAGGGCTTCCTCGTCGTCATTGCTGCCGCACTCCATCAAAGACTTCACCCGCTTGTCGGCGGCGTAGTCGAGCAGGTTATCACCGTACTGGGCAAAGAAGCCTTCTAGCTCGGCAATGGCTCCCAATACGTGGCTGTGAATCTGGTGCAGCGAGTTGCCCAGCACGGTCAGGTAGTAGAAGTTTTTGATGCTGTGGTTGAGCATCTTCTTATGCTTTTTCTCAAGCGTACCCTCCCGCAATTCCCGCAGCTCGCGCATGGTGTAGTAGGTGGGCTCGCACATAATGGCGGGCGTTGAAAGTCCTTTGAGGTAGGCGTTGAATAGCTGGGCCAGCCTATCATCGCCTTCTACTTTTTTCAGGATGTCGAACATGGTTTTGAAGTGATTGTGAAGTGGTTGTGGTGTGGCTAAAAGGTCGGATTTGGCAACCTTTTAAAAAGGTGGGCATTACCCACTTTTTCAAATACCCCTAATTTGGGGGGTTTAAAATATCGTTTTTGGCGACATTTAAAAGGTCATTCTCAGTGACATTTAAAAGGTGCCTGCTGGGCACATTTAGCAGGCGGGCCACGCGGTCAGTGGTTGGGTCGTCTGTGGTGCTGAGGGTATCCAGCCGTTGCCCGGCTCAGGCCGTAGCGGGCGGCCCACGGGTGGCGTTGGGGCCGGTGGCCGGGCGGGGCCGAGGCCGGCGAGTGCGCCGCGTAGGTTGCGCAGTAGCTCGGGGCCGGTATCACCTTGCACCGTGAGCAGGTGCTGGTCGGCGGCCTCCCCCATCGCCCACCACGTATTCACTTGCAGCCATTTGGGCGGGTAAGCCAGGTACTTGCGGCCCGGTGGCGGCTCGGCATACAGCCAGGCGAAGACGCAGTAACAAGCTGGGTGGTAGTCGTAGGCGGCCCGGCTGCACTCGGCTATGGTGTCGGGGTGTAGGTGGGGGCAGTTCATCGGCCGGGCAGTGTGGGGTTGTGGGGAAAAAATGCCGCGTCGCTGAACTCGGTACTGGCTGGCAGTGTGCCCCTAGCGGCGGGCGGCAAGTCCTTGGGGTTGTTGGTGCCGTACTTCTCGAAGTGCTGCCGGGCCTTCACGTCGAGCGGGGCGTGGCCTAGAATGGGGTCGAGGTAGCGGCCCAGCACCCGGTCGAAGTTGAAGCGCACGCCCTCGGCTGGTGTCTTCATGCCCACGAGGCTCTCCTGCTTGATTTTGCGGGCGTAGAAGTCAACTGTTTGGTCGCGCGGGTCGCTGTCGGCATTCGGGCGGTGAACTACTAGGAAGTTGTCCACTTTATTGGGCCACATCCGGCCGCCGCTGATACTGTATTGGTCGGGCACTTTCAGGGCTCCCGTGCCTTGGTCGCGGGCCTGTCCGGCTGGGTGGGCGCAGATAACCACGCACTGCTCGAAATCCTCGGCAAAGTCTAGCACGTCGTTGAGCTGGTGGCGCAGCATCTCATCCTCACGCCCGCCGTAGTCCTTGAGGTTGCTAGCCAGGGCATTCCAGGGGTCAATAAGCCCGCCCTTCACTTTGTGGTCTGCTACGGCCTGCTTCAACGCGGCCAGCAATTCGGCTAGTGAAGTGACCTTGCGCGGGTTGATAAGGACGAAGTGAGCCAGCACCCACTTGGCAGCCTCCTGGTACTGCGCAAAGCTCATGCGGAACGAGCTTTTGGGGTTGGCCGTTTGCCCGACGTAGCTTTGCACGAGCTTCGTAATCACGCTCTTAGCGGGCATATTCTCAGGCACGTACAGCGCCCACTTCCAAGCAGGCTCGTACACGCTTTTGATAAGCATTAGCTGAAGCATGAACTCGCTTTTGCCGCTGCCCGGCCAGCCAGTAACGGCCGTAACCTCACCGGGCAGCCACGACCAATAGGGGGCGATGCAAGGGAAGTGCGTGGGCAGGCCGTTGGGGTCGTCGTTGAACCACGAGTACTCCATCTGCGCCAGCACATCAGCAGCACCCAGCAGCGCCTCAGCGGGCTGCGCTGGCTTCTTTTTGGCGCTCTGGCTGGCCTCAGTGGTGAAGCGTTGAAAGTCCTTAGGCTGCACGGTCAGAGAGGGGCAAGTGGTGGGCAGAAATGGCCGCCAAATCTTGGCGCGCCTCCAAGGGCAGGGGCACCCGCTCGTAGTTCTCATCAAGCGCCCGCTGGGCGCGCAGAATCACGGCCGAAGGCTGGTAGCTGGGCGGGGGCACTAGGATGGCGTACTGCGCGTACAGACTCAGCAGGCGCTCGTTTTGCTGCTGCCCCAAGTCGAGCCCACGGCGGTAGCCACGGACGTAGCCCAGCCGATACACGGGGTCGGCTTCGCGC